ACGGTGAAAGCATGGTGAATATCGGCGCTGTCATGGAATACGGGGCCACCATCAACCATCCGAACGGGGCGACCATTATCATCCCGGCCAGACCCTTTCTTCATCCCGTCATGCAGAAATACCGCAAAGAGATTGAGCAAAATTATCGCACAGCTCTGAAAGGCATTCTCTGATCCGACACATCCGCAGCGCTTCCGGTAAGTAATCTGGCAGAAACAACCGGAGGCTACCGTGAGCACAATACGAACCGTTACAGAAACACTGATCAGGCAGGTCAAAGCCGACATCCACCCGGATGCCGTGCTGGTTCTGCCTGATGATGTTTTTGAGGTTCAGCGCACACCCAGCGTCATTCTGCAAGGGCCGCGAGTCAGCGAAAACAAACTGCGCCGCAGCCAAAGCCGCCTGATTGAAAAGGACGTGGACGCTCTGTCATTCGAGGAGTGTTCTTTTCCGCGTCTCTATCATCTCGACTTTGACCTGATTGTGACGGTGGACCGTGAGGTCGAGCTCCTTGAATTTCAGGAGTCGGTCTCCCGCTTTGTCCAGCGCAATCCTGTTTTGACCATTACGGATCAGGGTCAACTCAACCTGACGGAGATCGCTCCGCTGGGCGGCCTGAACCGGGTCAACCTTTCCAATCTGAAGCAAAGCTCCGGACGCATCCGCATTGAAGACTGTCCTGTTTACGATGGCGAAATCAGAAACGGCCATCTGATCAAGGACCGAACTTTCCAGTTTCACGGCAGCGTGAATGAAGAACGAACCTATGAACCCAAAGGAGATGAACAGTGATTGAAATCAGAAACCTTCAGTTTCAACCGCTCACCTTCAATCTGGCCGGAGACAGAACATTGCATCTCGGCCCGCGTGAGCGCACCTCGATTCCACAAAAGGATATCTCACCAGAAATCACGCTTGCTGAAAAACGCGGCTTGGTGGGCCTTTCAAAACCGGAAGAGAAAAAGCCCTCCGTTTCAGATGAGACGGCTGAAACCACTGAACCCAAAACCACGAAACGGAGGAAATAACGATGCCAGCATATCTATCTCCCGGCATTTACACCCGGGAAACCGACTTCAGTTTTTATGTAAAGCAGATCTCCACCTCGGCGGCGGCCATGGTGGGTATCACCGAAAAAGGCCCGGTCAACAAACCGGTGCTGGTAACGAGCTGGGAGCAGTTTATCAAAATATTCGGCTCCTACATCAATGAAGGATACCTGGCTTATGCGGCCAGAGCCTTTTTCGACAATGGCGGTTCGATCCTCTATGTCTGCCGTGTTGCCCACTACACCGACATCACCGACAAGAGCACGTTGACGGCTTTGAATTCCAACATGACCATTGCCGATCGCAATGCGACACCGGCACCCGCTCTTCAGGTCAATGCGGCCAACCCCGGGACATGGGGCGACCGTATTTCTGTGACAATCGAGGACGGCTCACTGGACCCGGCCAACACCTTCAATCTCGTTGTCAAATACAAGGATAACATCGTCGAGGTGTTCAAAGACCTCTCCATGGATGAGACGTCGGCCAATCATGTGGAACTTATGATCAATGAGGTCTCGGATTACATCGCTGTCAGTGATTTGTCCCCGTCTACAGGGACTGCAAATGACAGACCCGCTGTTGGAGATTATCCGCTTATTGGTGGCGACAATGGCCTCACCGGTGTGACCGATTCAGATTATATCGGCGACCCGTCCCAGCATACCGGGCTGTATGCCTTCGATGAGATCGATGCATTGAATCTGCTCATGGTCCCCGGCGTTACAACCGTCCCGGTTATCAATGCCGGAATCACCTATGCGGAAAACCGCAAGGACCTGTTATTCATTGCCGACACGCCGTTCATGCTTGAACCGCTGGAGGTCGTTGACTTCAGGAAGGGTCAGGGAACCTACACCCACGCGGCCTTCAACTCGTCTTACGCAGCTCTTTATTATCCGTGGCTGGAGATCAGCGATCCCATCACCGCCCGCAAGAAATACATCCCGCCCTGTGGCGCTGTAGCCGGGTGTTGTGCCCGAAGCGACCAGAAGACCTATGTCTGGTGGGCTCCCGCCGGAATCGATCGTGGCCGCATTTTCAACGCAGTGTCGGTCGCCTACAAGACCAGCCGTGGCGAACGCGATGTGCTCTATCCCGAAGGGGTCAATGTCATTGCCGTTTTCCCGGACACCGGCATCAACATCTGGGGCCAGAAGACTCTCCAGAGTCAGCCTTCAGCGGTGGACCGAATCAATGTTCGTCGCCTGATGATGTATATGGAGGAAGCCATATCCGAGTCATCCCGTTTTGTGGTGTTCGAGCCGAACAATCCGCAGACATGGCGGGCGCTCGGCCGTCTGATCAATCCCTTCCTGCAGGACATCAAGGAGAAAGGCGGTCTCTATGACTACGCCTTCCAGTGTGATGAGGAAACCAACACTCCGGCGGTTATCGATCGCAATGAAATGATTGCCCGGGTGTTCGTCAAGCCGACCAAGACAGCGGAATTCATCGAACTGAATTTCATTCTGACCGGTACCGGCGCGGACTTCAGTGAAATCATTTAATCAGGAGATAGAACCATGAGAAGTGGAAATATGCCCAAGAGCCTTTACCAGAACTGGCAGTTTGCCATCGAGGTGAACGGCTTTGACGTGGCCCTGTTTCACAAGGGACAGGAGCCGAAAACGGAATTCGAGGAAGTGGCCTTTGCGCCTGCTGGTTCCATGTTCGACCAGAAGGTGGCCGGACGCGTGAAGTTTGAGGACATCACCCTTGAAAAAGGAATCCTTCAGGACGGCTCTGACGAGGCGGCCCGGGAATGGGTGAAGAAGCAGGTCGATGTCAATGCGGTGACCGGCGGTCTGCCTGCCGATTATCTGAAGGACATCGATGTGGTGCGCTATGACCGCAGCGGCAATGAAACCAGACGCTGGACGCTGCATGGCGCATGGATCAAGACCTTGGAATACGACGAGCTCGAAGGCGGCAATACCGAAAACACCATCGAGAAACTGACCATCTGCTACCAGTACTGGACCTGATAAACAAGGAGTGAAGAAATGTATACCTATGAATTACCCAGTGGCATCGAGATCGAACTCAAGGAGATGACCGGTGCCGAAGAAGAGCTCCTGACCAACCAACGCCTGATCCGCAATGGAGAGGCGATCAATCAGGTGCTCAGAAACTGTACCGTCCGCCTTGGTGAGAACGAAAAGCCAGCGGTGAACGATATTCTCGATCTGCTCTCGGGCGACCGCCTTTTTGCATTGGTCAAGCTGCGCCAGATTTCCCTCGGAGACGAGGTGGAACTGGTACTGACGTGCCCCAATGCCTCGTGTCGCATGACCAACTATGTGACGGTCAATCTGGAGGATCTCAAAGTCACTCCTTACACCGAGGAGCGTGAGTTCGAATTCAAGCTGCCCGGCTCAAAGAAAGCAGTCCGTTTCGGTCTGCTTGATGGCCACAAGGAAAAGCGTCTGGCCGCCTTGCGAGAGCCGAACATTTCATCGGCCATGATGATTCGACTCATCGAGATTGACGGAAAGGCACCCAGCAAGAAATCCCTCGCTGAGATGTCCATGCGTGACCGCAGTGCCCTGCGACAGGAAATGGCCCGGGTGGATGCTGGTATCGATACAACGGTCGAAGTCGACTGCGATGGCTGCGGCACCCGGATCAGAACACGTCTCGAGGCCGAACCGGCTTTTTTATTTCCAGGAGTTCGCTTGTAAGCGACAGCTTCTTTCTCGCCTATGGCGGGCTCCACTGGAGTTATCAGGAAATCCGATCACTGCCGCTCAGGCTTCGACAGCAGTTTGTGGAAGCCTTGGAGCGGCAGATTGATTTTGAACGGGAGCAAATGGAAAAGCGATGATGAATAACGACCTTGGACTGGGCATTGTCGTATCGATGAAGGATGCGTTCTCACAGAACGCCCAGCGCATTGAAAGTTCGATGACAAGCCTTGACGGAACCGTCGCGGCGGCCAGTGAACGCATGACCAGAAATCTGGATCGTATCCAGAAAGGCACCATGATGGTGGGAGCCGGTCTTGCGCTCATGGCCGCGCCGGTTGCCTTGGTCGCATCTACCGCCGCCACTCAAAAAGCCCTCGGGGAATTAGCCTCATTGGGTGTCAAAGATCTCGGAGCCATCGAGAATGCCGCAGAATCCTTCACCAACCAGTGGTCAGGAGCCAACAAGGCGGCCTTCATCACGGCCACCTACGATGTGAAGTCGGCGCTGTCCAACCTCAGTGATGAGGCGGTCGGTGTCTTCACCAACATGGCCGGTCTCACAGCCAAAGCCACCAAAGCGACCACACAGGAGATGGTCGGAACCTTCACCACGGCTTACGGCATCTTCAAGCCCATCATGGCGGATATGACCGACATGGAATGGGCCACCGCCTTTTCCGGAGCCATGGCCCAAACCGTGGCATCGTTCAAGACCAACGGAACCCAGATGGCCGATGCGATCAAAAACATCGGTGCCGTTGCTGCTGCCAACAACATTCCTCTGCAAGAACAGCTGGCGATCCTCGGTCAGTTGCAGACCACTATGCCCGGCTCAGAAGCGGGAACGCTCTACAAGGCATTCATCATGAAAGCGGCCGAGGCCGGTGGCGAGCTTGGCCTGTCCTTCACCGACACCAGCGGCCGCCTCAAGGGCGTGGTTCCTATCCTGCAAGAGATCAAGCGCCAGTTCCCCGACCTCTCCAACGC